TTTGGTGCATTCGTAGCAAAATATCTAGGCGGGGCATTTATTGATGCGGTCGAAGTTATCACCGCTGTTTTAGCTTTCCTTGTTGGCTTATTCACTGGAAACACTGAGTTAATGAGCGCTGCATGGTCTGGAATGATTGAAAACTTGCTTTCGTTATTCCAAAACTTAGCAATGCTGTTTGAGCCAATCGCTCAAAAATTAATGGAAATTATGTCTGCTGTTTGGGACGCAATTGTTAGCTATATTTCATTAAAGATTTCAGAAATCGTTTCTGCTATATCAGGGCTTATCTCATCTATTGGCGCAGCGCTTGGAAATGTATTCGATATTGTCACAGCTCCATTCGCTCAAGCATTCGACTGGATTGTAAACAAATTTAGCTCGCTTGGTGGCTTAATTAGTGGTGCTGTAAGCGGTGCAAAAAACCTTGTTGGTGCAGGCGGTGCTGCTGCCGTGTCAAACAATAATGTCAATAGTGGTGGAAACATGACCATAAATGCACCGATGAATATAACAAGCAACAATCCTGTTGCTGCTGGAAAAGCGGTGAAAAGCGGTCTTGGTAGCACAATGAACACAGCTAAACGAAACATGGGCGGGACACCAAAAGCATGAGTTTTCTAAATGATCTTGTCGGCTTTAAATCGAAAATAACGCTAAGTCACTTCGCTATCGGAGGCTTTACGCTCGATGCGATTGTCGAAGAAGCATTTGAAGCATCCGTTACATTAACGGAGTCTGCGGTTGAATCGGGTGCGCGTATATCCGACCACAAGGTAATAAACCCACGCGCTGCGGTTATTCGTGGCACGATTGTTAATTACGATATTGAGGATTCGTTTAGCCAAATATTCCCGCAGACCGATGCTTTATTTAATAATATGCAGTTGCCTGTTTCAGTATCCGCTGTCACTGAATATTCCAGAGCAACAGTGAACCGATATGCAGGCACGGTTAAAAAATATGCCCAAGCAGCGACAACGGCATACGGCATATATAATAAGCTCGGCACGATAAAATCTATCACCGACATCCCATCATTATTGAATGACAACTCGGCTACCGATGACAGAATCACGCGCATTAAAAACACACTTGAAGCATTATGCTTTAGTGAGGAATTGCTCACTGTAAGCACAAGTGGCGGACAGTACACAAGCGTTTCACTGGTTTCTGTGTCACTTACTCGCATCGGAAATAGCGCTGAGGTATCAATCGCATTTCGAGAAGTGCCGACATTTAGCGTTGAAACTGTAAGCGGTATCAATGCTGTGATTAAGCCTGTTTCAAAAACTGCTGAGAACAAAAACAAGCCTGCAACCACAAACAAAGCAGAGAAAGCTAAAACGCAATCTGCCAAACCCCAAAACAAAGGCAAGACACAACCGCAGAAGTCTAAGAAGTCTGCATTAAAATCCATTGTAGATAGCGCAAAGGGGGCTTTTTAAATGGCTGATGAAGATATTTATGAACTAGCGGTAAACAACTACCCGAACCAAGTACAAAACTTTGAGTTCATGGGTTACAACTTGCAATTAACCTTGCTGTGGAATGCGGTCGGCTTGTCATGGTCTTTTGATTTGTACGACAATATTCAAGGCGAATACATCGTACAGGGGGAGGGTTTATCAATCGGCATGGCTTCGCTTTTCTATAGTGATTTGCCGTTTGTTTTGATGATTTCTGACAATAGCGGTCTAGGCTTTGAAACTATTTCAATTGACGAAATGGGTGATAGACTTAGCCTTAATATTATGAGTAAAGAGGCGTATCAATATGCAATTCGGCAGACTATTGACTTTGACGGTTGGCAACCAGTCTCAAGCTATACAGATAGTATATGACGAGCGAATCGAGCAAAAGCCAACGATAAACGCCACGATCAAAAAGACAAATAAGAAAGAGCCAAACACCGCCAATATTTCGATAGATAACCTGTCGGAAAATATCCGAAATCGGATTTCATCTAAAGAGTTTAATTTGGTGAAGTTGGATGTTGGGTGGTATGGCGAAGAATTGCGCACGATTTTTGTCGGCTCTATCGATAAGCATGATCACATTCGAGAAGCGGAAAGCGCAACCACGACAACGGTTTTAGAATGTGGTGATGGCTCTATTCAGTACAGCGAATCATATTCTAAAAAAACCCTACAAAAAGGCATGACCGATAATCAAATCGTGCAAGAAATTATCAAGGACATGCCCGAAATCACAAAGGGCGCGATGGAGTTTCCGAAAGATCGAGTGTTGCCACGTGGCAAGACTTTAATGGGTAGCAGTCGGGATGAATTAACGCGAATTGCGGATCGTAACGGCTGTGATTGGTCTATTCAGGATGGACAGCTTGTATTTGTTCCAAAAAATAAAGTATTGCCCGATTCATACGGTTATTTATTATCGCAAGATAGCGGAATGGTTGGCTCTCCACAAAAGCAAGGTGATGGTGGTTTATCGGTTAGAACATTCTTAAACACGTCTATTTATGTGAATAGTCTTGTACGTGTAAAAAGCATGATTAATGATTATAATGGCGATTACAAGGTTACAGATATTGAGTTTAAGTTAAGCACTGTAGGCCAAGACTGGCATCAATTGAACGGCCTTGTTGGTGGCAACTTCCAAGTCATAGAGAAATCATAATGGATGCAACTCAAACAGAATTACTCGAGCAAGCAAAGAACAATGCCATGATGGACGTTCGGGTTTCTATGCCTGCGCGTATCGTTTCGTTTGACCCTGCAACAAAGACAGCATCGGTTGAAATCGGCTTGAAGATGGTAAACGCCGATGATACGCAATCGGAATATCCGCCATTGGTTGACTGCCCTTGCTTATTCACGCGTGGCGGTGGTTTTCATTTAGTGCATCCATATAAAGCAGGCGATAAGGGTATAGTGCTTTTTTCGGATCGCTGCTTCGATGGTTGGTTTCAAGCGGGACAAGTTGCTCCCCCTATGGATTTCCGCGTTCACTCAATGTCTGACGCTTATTTTATTGGTGGTGCTGATTGCTTGGATGATGTGTCGCCAATTGTTAGTGACGCTATGTTTATCGGCAAGGATGATAATAGTGCGGGGGTTACTATTAAAGCTTCAGGAGATATAGATTTGAACGGTGTAAATATATCGCCAAGCGGGATTATAACCCTACCTGACGGAACTATTTTAAACAGTCATGTGCATGGCAATGTACAGTCTGGAAACTCAACAACAGGCGAGCCACAATGAAAGTTAGAGCAATTGATGAGGGTCACGACTGGAAGTTTGGTTTTAACCAGTCTGACTACAAAGAGTTTAGCGAAGCGGTTAAGCAAAATGTTTTAACTGCGATTCTAGCGGTGCGTGGCGATTGGTTTTTGGCGCTTGATGTGGGCATTGACTGGGTGAATTATCTAGGGCGCTCGTCTAATTTGCAGTTGCTTGAAGCTGACTTAAAAAGCTCGGTTTTAAATGTGGATGGCGTTTTAAGGATTGACAATATTTCAATTGAGCTAGATCGTGAAAAAAGAAAAGCAACGATAAACATCGAATATACTGATATATACAACAACCAAAACGCGGTGAATGCAAATGTTAGAGATTACTGATACAGGGGTAAAAGTCCCAACACTAGATGAAATTATCGAAGCTGAATCGGACGGCTACAAAGGCATTTATGGTCAAGATATTGTAATCACGCCAAATTCACCCGATGGGCAACGTATCGGACTTGAATCACAGGCGCGAAAAGATGCCTATGATACGCTTGCTTATGCTATTCAGATGCATGACCCGCAATATGCTGTAGGTAAATGGGCGGATAACATTGCAAAGCTTACAGGCATTCGCAGGGGTGCGGGTGAATACACGATTTCACCTGATGTTAAAATCACGACCGACCGCACGATTAATCTAGTTGCGGGTACTGTTTTTACGCAAGGCGGTAATAATTGGATTCTTGATAGCGCCATCACGCTTCTATCGGGCGATAACTATGTAAACCTACGTTCTGAGTTCTACGGTGTTGTGCCATTGCCTACAGATTCGTTTTTAGAGCCTGTCGAGATTGTTTCAGGTATGAAGCTAGTCACTTCAACAAAAGCGGTCATTAACGGCAGACTGGGGCAATCCACAGCGTCCTTAATGTTAGACCGTGAGCGTAAACTAGCAATCAATAATACCCATGATCGAGAGGGTATTGAGGGGTCATTGCTAGACGTAGATGGTGTTCTTGACGCAGTCGTCTTAGAGAATAATACCAACATCACAGATTCGGAT